CGCCGCGCGGGTCGAGGCCATGCGCGACCTCCCGCTAGCAGCCAACGCGGACCCCGGCGCGGCGCTTCCGTTGCTCGATCCCATCGTCGGGGACGTCAACCTGACGGGCACCGGCTACACGTCCAACCCGCTCTCGCCGTTCACCTCGGAGCCCAACCCATGATGCTACTCATCCAGGCCATAGAGGGCCGTCTCTTCTCGCTGGTGGACGCTCGCGGCATCGCTGTCCGCGGTCGCTTCGCGGCGCGCGACAAGAGCGGCGTGGCGCTCCCCGGCGGCGAGCTAGTCCGCGACCACACACACTACCGCCGCGCCATTCTGCGCGGCGACATCACGCTCGTCGCAGAGCAGGAGCACTCATGAGCATCAGCATCCCCGGGCTTAGCGCGTCCACCAAGACGCCGGCCGTCTACCTCAACGTCATCCTCGGCGGCCCCGGCACCAGCGCGGGCGCTGCACCGGAGTCCATCCTCCTCATCGGCAACAAGCTCGAGGTCGCCATCAGCGACTCGGCGCCCACGATCGACGTCTCGGACGGCACGATGCCCCTCGCGACCCCGACGTTCTGCGCGTCGGTCGACGATGCGCTGACCCTCTGCGGCCAGGGCTCCGAGCTTCACCGCATGGCGCGCGCGGTCTTCGCGCAGTACCCCGCGGCTAACCTCTTCCTCGCGGCCAACGCCGTGAGCGCGGGCTCGGCCGCGACTGCCGACCTGACGTTCGCGACGACCGCGACCGCGGCGTTCACGGTGCGGCTGCTCCTCTGCGACCAGGCGATTGACGTCGCTGTCAGCGTGGGCGACACGCCGACCGTCATCGCCACCGCCGTCGCCACCGCCGTCAACGACGCCGCCGATCTGCCGTACTACGCGCAGTTCGCGGCGGGCGTCGTGACCTTCACCGCCAAGATGGCGGGCCTGCGCGGCAACAGCCTGATCGTCGACGCGTACTTCGTGCTGGGCACCGTGTCCCTCCGCATCACCGGGTCATCGACCACCTCGCCCGGCGCGACCACGGGCCAGTGGACGTCCATCGGGTCGGTCATCGGGACCGAGTTCCCGCTGTCCGGCGGCACGACCGCGGACAGCATCGCCAACGTCATCACCGCCATCGCCTCGCAGCGGTACAACCGCATCGTGGTGTCGTCCAACGACGGCACCAACCTGACCCGCTTGGCCACGCACCTCAACGCGCTCGCGGGCGTCACGGTCGGCCTTCGTCAGCAGGGCATCGGCGCGACCATCGACACGCTGGCGAACGCCATCACCCTCGCGACGGGGCAGAACGCCGCGCGCCTGCAGGTGGGCTTCCACTTCGCCTCCAAGGTGCCTGGCCCCGAGGTCGCCGCGGTGCTCGCGGCGGCGCGGCTCGCGGGTGACGGCAGCGTCGGCGGGTCGCTGGTCGGCGAGAGCGCGGACCCCGCGGCCAACCTCGACGGATGCCAGCTCGCCACGATCCTCGCGCAAACCGCGGCCCTCGATCAGCCCACGGCCACCGAGGTCGAGTCGGCGCTCAACAACGGCCTGGCGGTCCTGGTCCCCTCGACCGCGCGCCCCGGCTTCTGCGCCCTCGCGCGGTCGGTCACCTCGAGGTCGCTCGCCAACAACGTGCCCAACTTCGCGGTCATCGACACGGAGTTCGTGACGGCCTGCGACTACGTCGCGGACGACCTCCAGGGCTACCTCGCGACGACCTACGCGGGATTCAAGCTCGGGGCCGACAGCGCCAACGGCAACCCGCCGCTGTCGCCTCGCGTGACCACGCCGTCGCTGGTGCGCGCGGTCATCCTCGACCGCCTCTCGGCCTACGAGGCGCGGAGCATCCTGCGAGACGTGACCGCCAACGTCTCGCTCCTGGTGGTCGAGGCCGACCCGGTCGTGTCCGGTCGGCTCAACTGTGAGATCCCCTGCGAGCCCGTGTCTGGGCTCCACATCATCGCTGGCAACGTCCGGCAGATCGCGAGCCTCTGATCATGGCAACCATCTACAGCGGCCCCGGCTTCGTGACGGTCAACGCCGTGCCGGTGCTCCAGTCGTCCAGCATCGACTTCGACGTCGACACCCAGAACAAGGACGTCCAGACGCTCCTCCTCGGCACGGCGGGGTTCTCCGTCGGCCCGCAGAAGGTGATGGTGCGCGTCGAGAACGCCGTCCCGCAGAGCGGGCTGGAGTTCGACTGGGTCGGCATCGCGCTCGCCCAGGCGGTGGTGACGCTCGGCTTCAAGATCGCCGGGAAGATGTACACCTGCACGGGCGACATCCGCACCGCGAAGATCGGCACCAAGGTCGCCGACGCCAACAGCGTGTCGTGGGAGTTCCACGGCAAGATCACCTCCATCGCCTGAACGTGGTACGGTCGCGGGCGTGAGCGCCCTCGACCAGTTCCGCGTTGGTTCTCCCCTCGCCAAGCTCCTCGCCGGGCGAGTGCGCCCACACAAGCTCTTCTCCATCGAGATCGCCCGCAACGACGGGCGCACGACGCTCCCGCTCGCGGTGCGGTCGCTCACCGCTGACGATGCGGCGCGAGCTCACGCTGACGCCATCAAGTGGCTGGTCAGCACGGGCGGCTGGCAGCGCGAAGACCTCATTGGCGACGCGGGCGACGCCATCCTCAACCTCGAGGTGATGGTGCAGACGCTGACTCGCGCGCTGGTCGACCCCGAGAAGCCCGATGTTGCGTTCGCGGCCGATGCCGCGGAGGTGCGGAAGTTCTTCGAGGTCGACGAGATCCGTGCGGTCTGGGATGAGTACGCGTCGTGGTCGCAGGAACGCTCGCCGTTCCGGTCGCTCAAGACGCTGGCCGAAGTGAAGGAGGTAGCTGACGCGCTGGGAAAAGGGCAGGCGTCGATGACCAGCTTGCCTCGCTACGAGTACACTACGCTGCGGCTCATTATCACTGCACTGGTCGACCAGCGTGCGACATGGACGACGGCGAACTCCTCGGGTATCTCGCCGCCGACCGACTCGCCCGCGGACTCCTCCGAGAGCTGGACCCCGACGATGACCATCGGTGAGGTGGAGTAGTGCCTCGCGCCGTACTTGAGATCACCGCGGACACCTCGGGCATCGTCGCGGCGTTCGGCGCCATCCGCACCGCCGCGCAGCAGACCGAGCGCGATGTGCGGTCGTCGATGCAGCGCGCTGCGACCGGGTCGGCCGGCGTCTACCGCACATCCGCCCGGCAGCAGGTCGCCGAGGGCGAACGGGCCGCGGCGCGCACCGTATCGGCCTTCGTCCGCGCCGAAGAGCAGAAGCGCCGTGCAGCGCGTCTCACCGCCGCCACGCAGGAGCGGGTTGAGCGCGACGCCACGACGCTGGCGCGCACCGAAGCCGCCAAACGGGGGCTGACCGCGGAGCAGGAGGCGCGGGTCAGGCAGACCGCGGCGGAGCGCCTGACGCGGGTCTACGAGAGCGAAGAGAAGCGCCAGACGGCCATCGCGCAGCGCGAGCAAGCGACCCGCAACCGCAACCGATCCAGCGTGGCGCACGACATCCGGCGCGGTCTGACCGTGGGCCGTGATGCCGCCATCAACGTCGCTCGCAACGCACACACGCAGATCCAGGACGCGCGCGCCACGAGGGCCGAGAGCGAGCACACGCTCAACAACGCTTTCATGCAGGCGGGCAACAGCGGCACGGGGACGATGATGAGCGCGCCGGAGGCGGCGGCGCTCCGCGCGCGCTTGCAGACGGAGGTCACGACCGGGTCGCTCCGCGGCCTGTCGATGGGCGATGTCGCGGAGGGTCTGTCGGCGGCGCAGACGCAGAAGAGCGTCCTCACAGCCCCCACGGCACAAGGGAGGGCGGCGGCGCTTGAGCAGCAGATTAGACTGATGGCGTTTGCGCGGAACACGTCGCAAACGCCGCGCGAGGTGCTGCTAGCGGCGGGAATGCTGCAAGACCAAGGGATCACTGGCGCAGATCAGATGTCCACGCTGATGGCGATGACGGGCATCGGACAGGCGGGGTCGGTCGAGCTTTCGACGATGGTCGGGTCATCACTAGGGCCGCTGATGCAGAACATTGCGCGAGCCCAAAGACCCGGTCAGACCCCAGAGCAGCGGTCGGCGTCAGTGCGCGCAACGGTGCTGGAGTCGATGGCCACAACAGAGGTCGAAGCGTCGGCGGGCGCGAACGCGCGCCCTGCGCTTAACTCCTTGGCGCAACTGAGGGGGTCCGTCGAGAGTCCGCTGATGGCCGATCGGCTCGACCGCCGACTCCGCGCGACCAACCACGCCGCACTGGCAGATCAGATGATCGTGCGTGACCGTGCGGGCAACGCCTCTCTCCGCAACCGCAGCCCTCTAGCGTTTATGTCTCAACTGATCACGGGCATGGGAGGCGACGCCAATGCTGCCTCCAACCTGCTCGCGACGGGTGGCCCCGGCGCGCCGATGATTCTCACGAGCCCGCAGCGGACGGCCATCACACTCCTCGCGGGAGCCAGCGCCGGGGGCGGCACCATCGCGCAGAAGGTCGCAGACCTCCAGGCGCAAGGCGAGCGGTTCGGACCGGCGCAGGTCGAGGCGGGTCGTGCCGTCATCGACTCAGAGCAACGCACGGCGCTGGTGTCGTCGGAGGAGTCGCGCATCACCGCGCTCAGCGACAACACGACGATGCTAGGCAATCTCAGCAACGCGTTCTCCGAGTTCACGGCGCGCAACCCCCTCGGCACGATCGTGGCGGCGACGGGCATTCCTCTCGTCGGGCAAATGGCAGCGGGCTTCATCGGGCGGCAACTTGCGGGTACGGCCCTCGGGACGGCGCTTGGTGTCGCGGCCCCAGCGGGTGGCGGTGCGGCGGGCGGTGGTGCTCTCGCCGTTGGCGGGCAAATAGCGCGCAAGGTCATGGGCGCGCCCGCGCTGCTAGGGTCGCTGCTGACCCTCGGCGGCAGCTACGGCGGCGTGGACCAGGGCGACGTCCAGGCGCAGCAGCGCGCGGGTCTAGAGTACGAGCGGCAGAGCAACCGCCTCAGCGCGGCGGCAACCGCGGCCAACCAGCCGCCGCCGACCGCCCAGCAGATCGGTTCAGCAGTCGCGGCGGCGCTTGCGGCTGCGCCTATGGTCGCCACGGTCTCGGCGGTGGACGCCACGCACGCACGCACACAGGCGGCAACCCCATGACCGACTTCGACTTGATCCCAGAGGCGTCCTACCGCGGCATCCTCTTCCCGGTCGAGACCGCCGATGTCGACGGCGGCACCGACTTCGTGGAGCACGTGGCCTACCGCCGACGCGGCGCCGACATGGAGCCCACGGGCCTCAAGGCGTACAAGGGCTCGCTGACCATCCCGCTGATCAACGCCGGGCCGCTGGTGCAGCGGTACGGCACGCTGTGGCCCGACCTCCGCGCCGACCTCGTGCAGATGTTCTCGGACAACCCCATCGGGACGCTGATCCACCCGACCTGGGGATCCCTCGAGGTCGCCATCCTGTCGTGGGCGACCAAGGACTCGCCCGACCTCCGCAACGGTCAGCGGCTCACCGTCCAGTGGCAGGAGCACAACGCCTCGCTCGCGGCGCTCATCGCCCTCGACGGCGCCGTCACGACGGACCCGACGACCACGGTGCAGAGCCTCGCGACGACCGCCGACACGCTCTCCGCTGGCAAGGCCGGGTATGTGCCGCTCGCGCCCGTGTTCACCACCACGATGACGCTGCTGGAGTCGTCGCTGGTGCTGCCCTACTCCGAGGTGCAGGGCGCGTTCTCGGTGCTCTTCGGGGCGATCGCCTACGCGCTCTCGCTGCCTTCGATGACGGGCCTCGACGCCGCCGCCGCCTACGCGGCGCTGTTGACGCTGCGGGTTGCCACGCAGGGCTACTACGCGCGCTTCGCACCGGGCATCGCAGGCGTGCGGTACTTCGTCGTCCCCGCCGACATGGGCGTGTGTGAGATCGCCGCGAGCGTCTACAACGACATCAGCAAGACGTCGCTGCTCTACGCCGCCAACTCGTTCCCTGACCCGCTGCTGGTGCCCGCGGGGACCGTCGTGACGGTGCTGCCGTCGTGACGATCGACCCGACGCCATACGACCACACCGTCGACCTCCTGCTCTGCACATCGGGCACGGCCATCGATGTGTGGGACGAGTACGTCATCACGCTGGACATGCTGCAGAGCGGCAACGCGTGGACCTTCGCGTTCTTTCGATCAGCCGCGCGGCGCACGACCTGGGACATCATCAAGACCCTCGTGCGCGCGGGCGATGACGTCTCGCTGTCCATCGACAACGCCACGCAGCTCACCGGCCGCATCGAGACGATCCGCACCGAGGCCAGCCGCAAGGACGGCGCGACGGTGATCCTCTCGGGTCGCGACCTCGCTGGTCCCGCGATGGACTTCGACGCCGACCCCACGCTGTCCATCGCCAGCATGTCGTTGGGAGAGGCGCTCCCGCAGGTCTTCGGCCCGCTCGGGGTGCCGTGCCGCGTGGTGGACAGCATCGCCAACGTGCGGGTCACCTCGGGTCGCGCGCATGGCCCTCGAGGGACGGCTCGCACCTCGGCGCGCACGGTACGCGTGGACGCCGCGCACCCGCAGCCTGGGGATAAGGTGTGGGCATTCGCCACGTCCATCGTCGCCCGGCTGGGCTACCTGATCTGGGTCGCGCCCGATGCGGAGCGCGGCATCGCCCTGGTGGTCGATGTCCCCGTGACCAACGGGACGCCAGCCTACGTGCTCTACCGTCGCCAGATCACCGGGTCGGAGGAGTACGAGGGCAACATCCTCACGGGCGGCGAGACGATCTCCATCAAGGGCGTGCCGACCACGGTGGCGGTCTACACGGGCAGCGGGCGCGGCGCGGCGGTGTCCTCGCGCTCGGCCAGCGTCACCGAGAACGTCGGGCTGACCAACCCGGCGATCTCCCGCGGTCTGACCCTCGACCCGTTCCCCCCGCAGCCGCGGCACCAGCGGTCGCAGAAGGCGCGCACCCGTGCACGGGCCGCGCAGGAAGGCGCTCGCGTGGTCATGGAGGCGATGCGGAACTTCCGCACCTACGAATGCACCGTGCGAGGCCACGGGCAGACTCTGGACGGCGTGCAGACCCTCTACGCGCTCAACACGATCGCCCGCGTACGCGATGACGTCTGCCTCGCGGCCGACGGCTCCCCGCTGGACGAGGACATGCTCATCGTCGGCCTTGAGTTCCGACGATCGCGGTCGGGCGGCACCCTCAGCCGGCTGCGACTGCTCCCCCTCGGCGCGCTTGTGATAGAGCCAACGAATGGATGACCTCGGGGCAGTGGAGTTCGGCAAGGTGCTCGGGGTCACGGTCAGCGGCAACAGCCGGGCGACCACGCTGCAGCTCGCTGCCACGGGGCAGGAGGGCGATGACGATGGGGCCGAGCGCATCGACGCCGTCGAGGTACTCCAGCCCGCGGGCCTCATGGCCGCGCCGTCGCTGTCGTCGACAGCAGAGGCGGCGTTCGTTCGCATCGGCGACCAGGTCATCGCGCTCGCCGTGGTCGACAAGGGCGCGCCGTCGCAGGCCGTCGAGGCGGGCGAGGTGCGGCTCTACGGGCCGGGGTCAGCCAACGCCACGGCGGTCATCCGCATCCGCGCCGATGGGAGCATCGAGATCACCCCGAAGGCGGGAACCAACGTGGTGCTCGCGGGCGGCTCGTTGAGCGTGGCGCGCGCTACCGACCCGGTGGGCGCAGGCGCTTCGATGGCGACCTGGATTGGCGCCGTGTCGACGTTCATTAACGGTGCGGTCCCCGGCACCGTGATCCCCCCGACCGACTTCGGCACCATCTCTAGCGGCGCCACACAGGTGAAAGCATGACCTACGCAGTGACCCGTGCGCGCGTCCCCTCGACGGGCGAGGTGCTGATGACCGGCAACAACTGGCGCAGGTCGACCGCGCCGATGGCCGAGGTCATCGCGATGGCGCTTCGCACCCAACTCGGGTCGTGCCTGGTGCTGCCGACGCTCGGCATCGACTGGGCGCGCATCGTCAAGCTCGGGACCGGCGCGGCGACGACCGCGCGCGCCACGATCCTCGCGGGCCTCGGGCAGTACGTGCGATCGGGCCAGATCACCGGGCTGTCCGTGGACGTGACCGTGACATCGGGCGACCGGCTGGAGTATGCTGTCGCCTACCGCGATCCGCGGGCGACCACGCTGCTACGCACGCGCATCACCGGAGCAATCTGACCCGTGGCATTCACCGCCCGCACCCGCTCGCAGATCAGGGACCAGCTCCTCGGCTACTGGTCCGCGGAGTACTCCGTCCGCGGCGAGACGCTGCTGACCTCGGAGGGGTCGGACGCGTACCTCCTCGCATCGCAGATCGGCGTGATCCAAGAGGCCCTCGACGCGCAGGCCGTCCAGGTCTCGCGCGACATCCTCCCAGACCAGGCATCGACCGCGGCGCTCGAGCGGTTCGGCGTGGTCTACGGCATCCCGCGCCCCGTGGGCACCTACGCGCAGCTCACCGCGCAGGTCACGGGCTTCGCGGCTGCGACTAACTACGCAATCCCGGCGCTCACGCAGGCATCGGCCACCGACGGCACGCTCTACGATGTGACCACGGCCAGCGTCACGACCGACGGCAGCAAGCACGCGACCATCGCCCTCACGGCGGTCGCCATCGGCGTCGGCGGCAACCGGAGCGTGGGCGCCACGCTGACGTTCCAGACCGCCCCGGCGGGCCTCAACGCCACGATGACGGTGCTGTCGTGCGTGCCCGCGGTCGGTCCTGCGACCGATGACGAATACCGCGCGGTGTTGCTCGGCCGGCTGCAGGACCGCCCCGCCTCGGGCAACCGCAGCGACTGGCGATCGTGGGTCACGAGCTACCTCGGGACGCCGGTCCCCGAAGCCTACGTCTACCCGCTCCTGAAGCCGCCCGTGACGCCCCCCGGCGTCGGCACCACAGGCACGCTCGGATGCGTCACCGTGGTCGCGGTCGGCCCCGCGCAGGGCGACTCCTTCGTCAACACGCGTCTCGTCCCCTCCGATGATCTCTCGACCCGCACGGCGGGGACTCCGCTTCCGCGGATCATCGACTACATCGACGGCGACCGCACCATCGCGGGCGTACCTACCGCCGACGGCTACCAGCTTCGCCCCGTGACGATGGGGCCGGATGGCGACAACTGGACCGTCGAGACGTTCGTGGAGACGTTCACGAACGTCGACCTCACGCTGGTGATGTCTGCGCCGTTCGCGTTCCCGTGGTCGGGGACGATGTTCACGCAGCCCACGAGCACCAACACCTCGTTGGTCGTCCTCGGTGACCAGACCGCCAAGGAGGGGCTGTCCGCGCTGGTGCTGCCCGTCACTCCTGACGCGCGCGGCAACTATCGGCAGGTCACGCTCGGGGACGCCACCTACAGCGCGCCCAACACGACCTTCGACCAGACCCTCGACCCGGTCGGATCTCCCGCGAACTACACCTACGTCTACCCGGCGCCGCCCAACTGGCAGGCCATCCGCACCGCGGTGTTCGCGTTCTTCGATTCGCTCGCCCCCGGCGACACCTCCCCGGCCTCGCGCTGGCCCGCGGACGGGCAGAGCGGCGCGCTGTTCCGAAGCTCCCTCGCTGCTGCTGTGATCGCCGTTCCCGGCGTGCTGTCGTGCGTCGTGAACACGCCGACCACGGATCTCGCGGGCTTCCCGAAGGAGATCCACACGCTGTATTCGCTCTGGGTGCACGCGTGACCCGCGCGCTGCAATCGCTGCCGACCGCGTCCACCACAGGGCGCGCCTCGACGCTGGCGATTGCGCGGCAGGCGCTCCGCGTCATCGGCGCGGGATGGCAGGCGCCGCAGGACTCGCTCACCGCCGCGGACGCGCTCGCGTTCGGGGCCTCGCTGGACGATGCGCGGCTGATGCTGCTCGACCTCCTCGACCAGGCGTTCGCGAACACGGTCACATCGATGATCGCGGAGTGGGAGGCGGCGTACGGGCTGCTCCCTGACTCCTCGCTGACGCTGGCAGACCGCCAGGCGCGGCTGCTGGCGTTCATCCGCTCGAGCGGAGCGGGCACGCCGCAGGCCATCGCCAGCGCGGTCGACGGGTTCACGGGCGGCGGCACCACGGTCGTCGAGACGCCCTCGACCACGGTGGACGTGGGCGCGGTGTTCCGCTTCGTGGTGGTCGTGCCGTTGGCGATCCTGCTGAACACGGCCAAGCGCGCGCGCATCGTGGACATGATCGAACGCATGAAACCGGCGCACACCCTCGGGGTGACGGCCAACGCGGTCGGTTTCTACTGCGACGGCTACCTCGATTCGGTCGTTGACTATACAGTCCTCGGGAGCTGACCTATGGAACGCATCGCGACCTACACCGCCAACGCCCCGATCACATCCACGCAACTCAACGACCTCCAGGACGTGACGGTCGGCCTGATCTCGGGCTCGACCAACAACGTGCTGAGCGCCGACGGCTGCGACGGCTGCGAATGGCAGTCGTCCGCGGCGACGCTGGTCGCGGCCACGCAGGTCAAGGTCGACGCCACGCGCGACTGGCGCGACCGCGTGCTGACGGTGCTCTACTACTCGCCAGCGAGCGCGCTGACGCAGCCGGGCGGCGCCAACGACTACGAATACGACTACGACATCAACAAGCTCCGCAAGGGCTACACGGGCCGCGGGGGTCTGGACGCTGGCAGCGCCGACCCGACCAACGGCAACCCGCCCGTGCCTGCGGCGGGTGCTTCGTGGGCGATGGAGATTGATACCGACATCTACCTCTACGCCAACGCCACCGACGGCTCGCTGTATTTGTACAACGACACCGCGGGCACGCTGAAGACTCCGATCCTCTCCATCATCGCAACCGCACCCACGGGCCTGCGCCCGTAGAAAAGGACTCCATCATGAGCGGCCCCGCATCATTCGTCACCTCCGCTTCGACCGTCGATGTCAACACTTTCGAGCAGGCGCAGACCTTCTCCAAGGGCATCGTCGGCTGTCGCGCCTTCGCGCCCTTCGGTCACCCCAACATCGCCGCGGGCGACAACGCCACCCCGGCGAGCTCGACCCCCGTGCAGGCGCACTGGTGCGGCGTCACGGGGCTCACCACCGCTGGCTTCGTCGCGATGCGCGCGGGCTCCATCACGGGCCTGTCGGTCAACCTGAGCACCGCCGCCGCGGGCAGCAACCTTATCGTCGGCGTCTACGTCAACGGCACGATCGCGAACGCCGCTGCCATCGTGACGCTCACCTCTGCCGGGTCGCAGACCAAGGGCCAGGCGACCTTCACGCACGGCCTCTACCCGCTGGTAGCGGGTGATGTGGTGGACGTGCGGTTCCGCACCGGCTCGGGCTGGTCGGCCACGACCGCGGACGCTGCCATCTCGGTCGAGATCGCATCCTGATGCCCTCCCCGACGTATCAGCAATTCTCGGCGACCGCGACGCTGGTGGCTGCTACGCCGCTGGCGATCGACATCCCCATCAACGGCTGCACCAACTGGCAGATCATCCTGCGGAACACGGGAGCGACCAACGCCGTCACCGCGGCGACCATCGCGGTCACGTCGCTCGGCACGCTCTTCAGCGCCGCTGCGTCCATCACCACGGGCATCCCGCTCGCGGCGGTCACGTCGCTCGGCGCGATCGTCGGCAGCTCGCAGCCGTGCTTGACCGCGCGCCTGACCCTCACCTCGACCAGCGGGACGACCGTGGGCATCGAGATGGTGGGCTCATGATCACGGTCGGCACGACGGTCGTGTCGGGCTCCCCGATCAACGGTGGCGGCGGCGCGGGCCTCCCCGTGGCGGGCGGCGCTGGCGAGGTGCCTGTGTCGACGGGCGCCGGCACCACCTACGCCGCGTCGCCGATCAGCACCGAGGTGAGCGGCGTGCTCGCCGGGTTCCTCGGCGCGACGCTCGGGCAGACAGTCATCGGCGACGGCGCGGGCGACGTCAGCACTACCACCGCGGACGTGTCGGCGCTGCTTGCGTCGGCCGACGCCCCGGCCATGCGGTCGGCGCTCTGCGACCGCGCCATCAGCCTCGCAGGGCTCACCGCCACCAACGGCAACGGCACCGCGGTCGCGGCCACCGGGACGCTCTCCTACGCCAGCGGGCAGACCGGCGGCGCGTGGGCGGACTATCCGCGCCTCGTGGGCGCGCACGGCGCGAGCCTGTGGGCGTTCGACGCCGCGGTACGCATCGCGATCACGGGGGCGGGGAGCGCGAACACAGTCGCCTCGCTGGGCATCGGCTCGACGGGCAGCACCTACGACGCCGTGGTTTTGATCCGGCTCTTCGGCAACGGCGAGATCGACGGGTTCGCCGTGAGCGGCGGCGCCGTGTGGAGCGTCTACACGCCGGGCACGCTCCCGGTCGATGGCACCGGGTGGCTACGCGTGCGCGTGCAGGCCGGGACGATGACTTTCTGGACGGGTGTCGGCGCGAGCTACGCCGCCGCTGCGTGGACGCTTCGCCATCGGGCGTTGATGGCGTCGCCGTCCAGCCCTGACACCACATACCCGTCGCTCGCGCTCGTGATGTATCAAGGCGTCGACCCGGGCGCGCCGGGGGTGCAGGCGGTGTACTCCGACTTCACCATCAGGGATCTCCCGTGACCACAGACCGCGACGCCCTGGGCTACCACGCTGCCGTCTCCATGCTGGCCGGGCTCACCGGGGCGGCCCTCGCCGATCGCGTGCTCGCGTTGCTCTTCGCCATCGCGGGCTCCCTCGCGGTGGTCTTCGTGACCGAGCTGTTCCGGCCGTGGCTACAGCGGCGCGCGCGACGGCTCGCGGGCGAGTCCATCCGTCCACCGGAGGCACCATGACGCGCTGGATCAGCACGCACGCCCTCGACGTGGCGGTGTACCTCTCGATCGCGACGGCGCTCCTGCGCGCCCTCTCGCGAGTGCTCGCGCCGTACCCTCGCGCCCGCGCGGTCGTCGAGGTCGTCGCGGCCCTGTCGCCCGACGTGGTGCGCGCGGTCACCGAGCTCGCGTCGCTGCGCCCTCGCGCCCCTGCGCCGCCGTCCGTCGGCCCTCTCGCGCCGCCGTCGGAGTCGCCGTGAGGCTCGCCCTGCTGGCGCTGGCGCTCACCGGGTGCCCTCGACTCCCGCCCGTGAGCGGGTGCTCGCCGATGGCGCAGACCTGCATCGGCGACGCCCCGCACGTCTGCTCCGCGTCGCAGCGGTGGCAGCGCGCGGGTGACCTCGCGTGCGCTGCCGTGGGCGGTGTGTGCTCGGTGCTCGGGGGGAGGGCGTACTGTGCGGCCGCTCACGACTGACCAGGCGCGCGCCTTCGCGGGCCATCTCGCGGGTCTGCACCGCGCCACGATCGTAGCGCCGACCGACCCCGCCGCAGTCGGCGCGCGGGCGATCATCGCGGCGCTGGCGCACCTGTCGCCCGCGCTCGACCAGATCGCCGCCGACCTGGAGACGCACCTTGAGCGGGTGTCGATCTGCATCCCGACGCCCGCGGGTTCGCTCATCCTGCTGTCTCCCTCTGCCGTTGCCGACCCGGTGCGGTACGCGATGACCGCGGCGCACGAATGCCAGCACGCCGCGCAGCGCGAGGCGCTTGGCTTCGGCCAGGTCATCATCGACTACGTCGCATCGCCTGAGCTACGCGCCCGCGCAGAGGCCGACGCGTACTCTGTCGGGCTGTACGTGGCGTACCTGCTGACCGGGGTGCTGCCCACGGTCGACGCCGCGGTACAGGCGCTGTCGAGCGACACCTACCACCTGGCGCCCGACGAGGTGGAGCTAGGACGCGGCGTGCTGCAGTCGCACGTCGAGACGATAGCGCAGGGCCTCGCGCCGCCGCTGCGCGTGGCCGTCGAGGCGCTGGCGTGGCTCCGGGCTAATGAGGCGATCGTAGGGCGGGCGCTGTGACCCTCATCGTCGACGGTCAGCGGGTCGAGACGCCCGGCCTGGAGACCATCTCCTGGCTGGACGACCCGAAGGTGCCGCGTGTGAAGGACGGCCGGCGTCGCGTGCCGCAGAGCGCCCGGGCCATCGTGCTGCACACCGTGCACGGCAAGCTCGGGCCGATCAGCGACGTGCCTAGCGTCCCGAGCGTGCGAGCCGAGCGGTACGCCCGCTACCAGGCCGGGACCGCCCGCGAGGTGTCCTGGCACCTCACCGTCGACACCGACGGCACGGTCGTCCAGTCGGCCGATGTCGCAGCCTGGACCTGCTGGCACGCCACGGCGGTCAACGGCTGGACCGTGGGCATCGAGCTGGTGCAGGAGGCCGACGGCACGGTCTACCGCCCGCAGCTCGCCGCGGTGGTCGCGCTCTGCGACCTGCTCTGCGCCCGCCTCGCGATCGAGCGTCGGGTGCCAGCGCGCGCCGGCGTGCCCATCGTTGGGGTCGTGCCGCGACTGACCGGGACCGACGGGCCGTGGAGCGGCGTCTTCGGGCACCGCAACCAGACCCGCCAGCGCGGCCCCGGTGACCCCGGCAGCGGCGTCTTCCTGGCGCTGCTCGCCGCGGGGTACGCGGGCGTCGAGCCATGAGCCGCGCCCTCTACGTGCTGCTGGTGCACGGCCCCGTCGAGGCCCTGCGCCGCGGCCTGTTCGCGCTGCTGGTGTGGGCGATGCGCGGCTGGTGGCCGTGATAGGCTAACGCCATGGACCGGGGCCGGGACCGCCGCGAGGCGACCGCACTGCCCCGGTGTTTTGCCCGTCGCCCGCGCACCGAGTAGAGTCGGCCCGTCGACCCCTCCCTCGTCAGGCGCGCGCCCACCCGGTCCTCTGCCGGGTGGGCGTTCGTTTTAGCGGGCGGCGCGGTAGCGTGCGAGAGCAGCGGCGCGAGCGGTACGCGTGGCCTCACCGGGGACCGGCCACGGCACACCCGTGCGTCGCGCGGCGAGACGGAGCGACGCCCAGGTGCACCCGAGGGCGCGAGCGGCGTCGGCGGGCGTACCGGCCGCGAGGGCCGTGACGATCGCAGCGCGCACGGCCTCGGCGCCGCCCTCGCGTCGGAGCTGGGCGAGGGTGCTGCTCACGCCTCCACCGCCTCGCACGCGCGCTCCCAGGCCGTCTCGTCGGCGTGCCGGAAGCTCTCGCAGATGGACTCCTGCGCCGCGTAGTCCAGCGCCGCGGGGTCGACGCCGATCTCCACGCGGCCGACGCCGTCGCGCCACACCTGGAGCTCGACGCCGTCGACCGTCGTGCACGTCGCGCGGTAGGTCGACTCGTCGCAGCGCGCGAGCCTCGCGTCGACGAAGACGACGGCGGTGGGGTACGCCCTCTCCAGCGCCGCGGAGAGGGCGTCTTCGTAGGTGCCGAGGGCGTCGTCGCCGAGCAGGTCGGCGGCGCTGATTGAGAGCGAGTAGGTGAGCGAGATCGTGCTGAGCATGGTCGTGTCTCCCGGGGCGTCAGGTGCCCTCACGCGCTCAAGCCCGCCCCCTCGCGGGGTACGGGCTGTTGCGTGCGCCGAGGGGCGCTAGTCCTGGTCGGCGCACCACCCGGCGACGAGCGCGAGGATCACCACCGCGTCGTCGCCCGTGAGCGGCTCGCCGTCGAGGCGTCGGGCCACCGGGTCGATTGCGTATCCCGCGTCGCGGAGCAGGGCGATCACGCCGCCACCGCCGCGTTGATCGCGCGGGTGACGAGGCGCTTCGTGGCGGCGCTCGTCGGGCGGCCGACGGCGACGGGCGTAGCGGTCGCGGTGCGGACGCGGGCGTAGGCGGCCTGAGGGTCGATCCCGCGGGCGGTGAGGTAGGTGGACAGCGCGGCGAGAGATAGCGCCCCCTTGGCCGCGTTGCAGGCGCGGCAGGCCACGACGATGTTGCCGGTCTCGTGCGTGTGGCGGCCCGTGACGTGGTCGAGGTCACCGGCCGGGGCGAGGCAGTACACGCACTTGTGAGAGTCGCGGGTGCGGATCGCAGCGCGGCGAGCGTCCGTGATCCAGTGGATTCCGAGGCCGTTGTTGCTGCCGTTGTGCGTCGTCATGTTCGTGGTCTTCCTGTCGGCGCGGCGTCCAGTGCCCTGCTGACAAACCTAGACTATGCCCGGACGAAGATAGACGCAACACCCGAATGCAGCACGCGCTAACTTTTCTGCGATCCGCTGGATATCTAGGTGTTTGCGAGCAGCGCCGCGAGGGCTGCGACCTCGACGCGCAGCCGGGCGCACTCGGTGTCGAGGGCGTCGTGCGCCGCGATCAGGGCGTCGGCTACGCGCTGCGGCTCGAGCGCGCACCCGGTGCCGCCGGGAATCGCCCGCGAGGTGAGGCGCAGGATCTCGTCGACGCACGGCGCCGCCGCGGTCGCCTGCTCGCGCCAGTAGTCCGCGAGGCTGCGGGCCTCGGCGAGCGCCGCGAGTACCGCTCGCACGTCCTCGGCCTCGACGACGACGGCACGCATGGCCCTGTCGCGCGT